AGGAAACTCCTATGACGAAATAGAGAGCTTTGAGAAAGATATATTGCGAGAGGTTCTGAGCAAGCAACTGATACCGCTGCAAGAAAAACAGGTGACAAGGGGCAGGGAGTTAGCAAAATACTTCTCGGAGCTTGAAGAAATTGAAGATGAACGCAGGAAAAAACTCAAGAAGCTGGCTGGAGAAGACTGGTCTTGGGTGGAGTACAAGAAGATAGATGTCCGAGCGGCAGGAAGAAGATTCCAAGCTGGTATTGACCAGGAGTTCGAGGAAACGAATCCAGAAGACCCTGATCCTCTGAAGGCTGCTCTAGCCCAGAGAAACCAGTTATTTGCAGACCCAGAACTTCGAGATGAAGCAGGTGATTTAACCCCAGAATTTAGCCAATCCATTAAAAGGCTTGAGGAATCGTGGACGCCAGAGCAAATGGACTATGTGGCAAGAAATACGAATAGGCGTCCTATTCCAAGAAGTATCTTGGTTAAGTTACCAAAGTCTCTTCTGCAAGATATTATACGGTCTCAGTCTGCAAGAGAGCGATATCTGATTAAGACTGGTAGAGAGGACTTAGCCAAGGCTTCGCGAAGCATCTTTCTCATGGAGGAAGAAATGAAGCGAGCCGATAATGCAGCTTGACATCCATGCTAGTCGGTGATTAGACTTTCCAATAACAATGTGTCTTGTTTTATCTGAGGACTGGAGGGGCGATGGTTACAACAACTGGAGATGAAGCGGTAGAGGTGCAAGCAGAGCTTGGGGGCATGGAGTCGGAGGAGGCCAACCCTATCATTGCCGAGATAGACGCCCTTAACAGGGCTGGCGATGATGATGATGTGGCAGAGGAAGAAGCAGCACCAGAAGCACCGCCAGAGACGCAGGAACCATCATCAGGTGAAGCAGTAGGAGATACAGCCGAACCTGCACCTGCACCTGAACCGGTAGCGGTACCACAGGCACGATCTGATGACGGAATGGCCCAGAGATATGCCGCAATGCAGCAGCAACTGGCCCAGTTTGAAGCTGAAAAAGCGAAGGCGCAACATGCGCAGGAGATCGCACAGTACAGGGAGCAACTTGAAGAGAGCGGTGTTCCATCTGAGACTGCCTACACGATGGCGCAGCAACAGATGGCAGCAAGAGACCGAGAGGTTCAGGTAACACGTCAGGCCCAAGAGTACGGTAAGTACATCGAGGGCAAGCACAATGCAGCGATGCACTACGGCGAGAAGTACGGCGTGTCGCCAAAGTCTCTCTTGCAGCATGACACCCCAGAAGCCATGGAGTCTGCTGCGTTAAATCAGAAGAAAATCTCTGACCTTGAAGCCAAGGTCAAATCACTACAACAGAGTAAGGTGCCTTCCCAGGACATGAGTGGGAGTACTCCCACGCCTGGGGCGTCGAATAGCGACCTTACTGACCTTGACCGGTATAACAACGGTGCAAGGGACGAGCGGGCTAACAAAGCGGGCGCGAGAGCCGCTGGGTTCTAGTAGGAGGAATTGTAATGGCACAGGCAGCAGCGACAGGAAGTCTGGAAAAAGCGCAGAAAATCACGATAGGTGCGGCTCGATATACAGCCGAGCATAATGCCCCGATGTTCAATCTTATTGAGCGTATGACTCTTGAGAAGGGGGCAAAACAGGTCACGGTACCCAAGGTCGGCACTATGTCGATGAGTGACCTCGTTGACGGGCAGGACATTATCGACGAGGAAGACATCGGGATGACCTCAGTTGATCTAACGGCAAACGAGGTTGGAGCCAAGGTCATCGTTACCGACAAACTCGTAAGGCAGTCCCAGCCATCCGTATTCAGCATGGTTGGACGGCAGCTTGGCGATGGCATGGTTCGGAAACAGGAGACTGACGTACAGGCTCTTTACACGAACCTCAATGGTGGCACATTACTTGGTGCTACAACAAAGGAACTTACAGCAGCGAACCTTGGTGCCTGTATCGCATTTGCGAAAGCGAATAAATTCGGCAACCAAATCTACGCAGTACATCATCCAAACGCTGTGTATGCGTTTGTGAAGTCTGCTGCTATAACCCCCTCAGCCACCTACCCTGTCCCTAGCGGATGGGCGCAAGACCTCCTTGGAGAGTTCTTCGTAGGGTTAAGGCCATTGAACGGGGTACCTCTGTTCGAGGCTGGAAACATTCCAACGGACTCAAGCAACGACGGCATTGGGTGCATTGCGAACAAAGACGCAATGGTTGCTCTTATCTCAGTGAAAGAGCGCACAGAGCGACAACGGGATGCTTCACTCCGAGCAACGGAAATTGTCATCACCAGCGATTATGGAGTTTTTGAATTGGACGACACCCGTGGCGCTGGTATGAAGTATGTAACTTCTGCACCTGCTACCAACGCATAGCGTTGAGTGAAGGAGAATAATGGAATCGAGAAAGAGGAAAGACACCCTAGCGGCGTTGCGTTCCTATGGATGGGGTATAACCGAATCCTGGGACTTTATCAACAAACCTTCGGCGAAGACCTCTGTCTTTCTCCATAAACCCGCACTTAATGTGCAGGGTGAAGTCCAGTCGCGAGTAGGGACAATCATCGGGAACCAGCCCGCTTCTCCAGACCATGCAATGAGACTAAGCAGAATGGGAAGGCTCCCTTGGGAACCATCTCAGCAATGCAAGTGCAAGGCGTGTCGGGAGAGGGATTGGACAAAAACCGAAGAAGTAGTGGACGGAGTGACATTGCCGCTCTACGTTTCCCTTGGCGAGAACCCGCCACTCGTAAGCGAGGTAGCGGATCAGCTTGCCGAGGAAGTTGTTGCGCACGCTAACAACGAAGTGGAAACGGTGCAAGTAACTCCACACATACATAGCTTCGATAAAGAAGCTGGTTCTCTGTGTAAATTCCACGGTTGTATTGAAGTCCGAAAGGTGTCTGCGGGGCTGTAATGATTGGGCGAGGCCACGTAGATAAGCAAATATCGACCAATCACAGGACTTTGAGCCTGTTATAGAAGGAGGAGTGCTATGGCATTTCCAAACAGTATATTTTTAAGTTACGGACAGGAAAAAGTAGAAACTTCTGCACAGAAGCAGAAGCTAGGTACACGGGCGCAGACTCCCGATGGAAGGGTGTTCTACTACGCTCGAAATGGTAGTGCTGCTATTACTACCGCAGGAATGATTGTAGATGCTGCCGCTGCATTTGCTATAGCGGCTCACGACATGGATGTTCCTGCTAATGCCAACGCTGCTGGCACAACAGCAGTAAGTGTTGAAGTTCCCACTACTGACTTGACGGAAAATCAGTATGCAGATGGGTACTTGATATTCAATGATGGCCCTGGTGAAGGCGAGGTCTACCGGATCAAGTCCCATCCAGCCCATGATGCGTCTGATGACAACACCGTCATTATCACCATTGATGAGCCTGATGGATTAAGGACTGCTACTACGACTTCGTCGCTTTTTGGCATATTTGTAAATCCATATTCAGCAGTGAAAATCATGGACGGTGATGGCACTATGGAGACTGGTGCGTTAGGCGTAACGACCATACCCATGACAGCCGATTACTATGGGTGGATACAGACTGCTGGTATCGGCAGCGTTGCTGTTGGTGCTGCGGTTGGAGTCGTTGGTGACGGCCTTCAGATTTCTCAGGCATCTGGTGAATCTGGACGAGCGGAACTATATGACCTGTCTGGTGAGGATGACATCCAGTCCATAGGAACTGCGATTGGTATCCCGTCAGTAGACACAGACAAGCAAGCCTGTATGTTGACTATCAGGTACTAAATATCAGGAACAGGAAATCGCATGAGTGATTTATGGACTCCTGCGGGGACTGTACATTAGGGCTAATCAGCGAACAGTCACCTGAAGCGCAGTAAATTCTAGGGGGTGTTGGTTGGCGTTGTCCTCTCAACATCCCCTAGTGGTATATATGAGTGGGGTTACATGGCGTTGTTGTATCTGAGACTCTTGGGATTAGGGCTGAATACGCACGAGGATGCCCTCAGACCCATGCCTCGTCCATTTCCCTACTCATACATCATCCCTGACACGGAAACGCTGAGTTTCAAACACGGTTTTTCGGAGGTGTGCGGTGCTTGATGGAAGATTGCTCTGGACTCCACCTGGAGTACGCGTCACGCAGCAATTTAACCCTGGGTATAACGTTGAGACAGGCTCACAAATTCAGGCCCATGTCTTTCACTTCCATGACAAAGAGTCTGGAAGGCGTTCTCGATGCACAGTCCTGAAAGATGACAGCATGAGTCAGGCTCAGGTCGAAGATATGGCTGCGAATGCGTTTGAGAAGTGGCTCGGAAAGATTCGAGAAGAAGGAAGAAAGCGGTCACCGACTCCATTTGAGAAGAAACAGATAGGCCATGCAATTGAAGAGTTCAGACAGTATGCCAAGAAGCGTACTGAAAGCACAAACAATAAGCGATATTACTCTGGGAGTAGATAATGGAAGTAACACCGCAGGACATGGCGATTGCACTACAGGGTAATCCTCTTGCTATGGAGCAAGCCAAGGTCGTGGCACTTCTCAGGGAAAACCGTGACTTATCGGATACAATAGAATCATTGAAGAAGGAATTGGCTGAAGCCAGGGGGGAACCCGATGCCAGCACTAGCGGGTAGAACGCGAGAGCAACTTAGAGTATCTGTTGGTCGTAACCTTGGAGCAGTATTCGTTGGTACGACCACATCTACGGCAAGCGACGCCACATC